TTAAACTACTAGACTCTAATAGAGAGCCTAATCAAAGAATATTAAACAAACTAGAAAAAAGTATTAAAGAAATTGGAATACAAATTCCTATAATAGTTAATACTGAAAACCAAATAGTAGACGGACAACATAGATTCTGGACTCTTCAGAAGTTAGGTTATGTAGTTCCTTATATAATTAGTAAAGCCTGGAAAAAAGATAATCACACTATAGAGATTAATAATACTAGTTCTAATTGGACAGCTTTAGACTATGCTAATTATCAAATGAAAAGAGGTAACATAGATGTAAAGTCTGCTTTGGAAATTTCTAGTGAGTGGAAAATAAAAACAAAAAACAAATTAAAACCTACAAATAGTTTAGAGCTACTAATGTCAGGTAAAAGTTCTGGAAATTTAAAAGGCAAATTAAAAACTGCAGCATATTCTGTAGATTTAAAAACAGGAAAAAAAATATTTAATTTGTTAAATGTAATGGACGAGTACCCTTCTAGGTCTTCCGTCTTTGCACAAAAATTTGTTAGAGCTACTAAGCTGTTTTTCTTCAAACATAAAAAAATAAATCTTCTAGCTATTAGAAAAATGTGTAAAGAAAATTATTTGTCTGCATATAATAATGAATACGATACTGTAGAATATTTAACAGACATTTATAATAAAGCTAACAAAAAATTAAAAAGAGAAAAAACTTTATTTTAATATGAAAGATTACGATAGAATAGCAAACCTAGTTATAAGTCTTACTGAAATAAATATATTCGAGAACCGAAGAACACAAAAACACGTAGACGCTAGAGCCTTCTTTGATTACATAATGAGAGAAGTGAAGAACAAAACCTTTTTAGAAATAGCCAAGTACTATAAGAGTAACGGTAAAAAAGCAAACCATACTACAGTACTTTATAGAGTAAACCTCTTTGAAGAAATAAAAAACAGAAGACCTGAATTTAAAACCTGGCAAAGACTAATAGAACAAACTACAGTCTCTCCTAAAGACTTATTAAGTATTATGGATAAAATTAAAAGCCTAAAAAATATAGAATCAATAGAACAAGTCGTAGACATACTAGATGCTTTGACTGAAGAAGAACTACAAAAAAAAGACAGCTTCCTTCGTACAGTTTAAAAGTTAAATATTTTCCGTTATATTAGTAGAGTAATGTTACAAATGTGACAGTATAAAAAAGATATAATGAAAACAGAAAGTAAAGATAAAATGCTAAAAGCTCTTGAGGAGTACTACGGCATAGTAACAACAGCCTGTCAAAGCGTAGGAATTAGTAGACAAACACATTATAGATGGTTAGAAGAAGACGAAGACTACAAAACAAAAGTCCAGGATATAAGAAACTCTGCTATAGATTTTGTAGAGACTAAATTGTTTGACTGTATTAAAAGCGAAAAAGAAACTTCTATAATATTCTACTTAAAAACTATAGGTAAATCTAGAGGTTATGTTCCACGTCAAGAAATAGATACTGGAGATAATAAAGAATTTAGAATTGAAGTAGTAGAGTGAGAGACTTAAAAACCAATATAGTTTGGTCTCATTTAGAAAAAAGCCTAAAGAAAATAATAATAGAACAAGGCGGTTCTAGAAGTGGTAAAACATATAATATTTTAATCTGGATTATATTTGGTTATTGTTTAAGAAATAAAAACAAGGTAGTATCAATATGTAGAAAAACTTTTCCTGCATTAAGAACCTCAGCTATGAGAGATTTCTTTGAGATACTAAAGAACAACGAACTCTATAGCGAAGAAGATCATAATAAGACAAGTCACGAATACAAGATAAACGGAAACCTAGTAGAGTTTATTTCCTTAGATTCTCCACAAAAAGTTAGAGGGCGTAAAAGAGATATACTTTTTTTGAATGAAGCAAATGAATGCACCTGGGAAGACTGGAATCAGCTAGTGTTCCGAACAGTTGGTAGAGTAATACTAGACTACAATCCTTCAGACGAATTTCACTGGATATATGACAAAGTAAAAACAAGAGAAGATGCAGACTTTTATAAAACTACTTATAAAGACAATAAGTTCCTGGAGGAGTCGATAGTAAAAGAAATAGAAAGACTGCAGCACACAGACGAAAACTATTGGAGGATATACGGACTAGGAGAGATCGGACAAAGTAAAGCTACTATATTCCAATTTAGAGAAATAGAAAAAATACCAGACAATGCTAAGTTCGTTTCCTATGGTATGGATTTTGGCTATACTAACGACCCTACTTGCATCTCAAAAATTTACCTACACGATACTAATCTTTATGCAGAAGAGCTGTTATATCGTACAGGAATGACAAATAGAGATATACATAATGAATTACTAAGCTTAGGTATAAGCAGACGTGATGAAATATTTGCAGACTCAGCAGAACCAAAAACAATAGACGAACTGTATAGATACGGTTGGAATATAAAACCTAGTACAAAAGGGAGAGACTCTATTAATATTGGAATTGATATGTTAAAGAGATACACTATACACGTAACAACTAAAAGCCAGAATGCTATAAAAGAGTTTCGTAACTATAAATGGAAAGAAGACAAGAACGGAAATATTCTTAATCAACCAGAAGATAAATTTAATCATTTTTGCGACAGTCTTCGTTACGGAATATATAATAAACTAGCTAGACCTAATTATGGAAAGTACGCAATCAGGTAAGACTTGTTGTAAAAAACCAATGATACCTACAGGCTCATTACAAAACGGTTTTTATTTCTACTGTTCTAAATGCGGCAAAGTGGAGTTCTGGAAATAGATTTGTATATGTCAATAACTTTTTGTAACTTTAGGTATGAGAAAAAAATATAAGCCTTGCGAACTTTGCGGACACAATAATCACATAGACAATTTTAAATGTGAAGGAGAAGACTGCGGAGTTCCTTTAGACTTAGAACTTACTTATAACCAATGGGGTCTTCCCGAATTAACACAGAAAATTAAATAATATGTATTACTACGCTACTACCCTAGACGATCTAGCAAAATTAATTACTAACCCAGACTTCAAAGTAATGGATGTCTACGGTGCAAAGCCTGGCTCAAAAGAATATAAATCTGGTAAAGGATTCTGGAGAGTACAAGGCAGATACATTAATAAAGGGGACGCATGAAGCGTCCCATTAACCTTAAATAAATAATTATGCCAATATCAAACGAAATATTTGAAACCTACAGGATTCAAGAAAGAGTCAAAGAACAAAAAAGAGCAATTAAACTTCTAGTAGCTCAAGGCTATACTATCCTGGACTTAGAGAACAATATTATTAACAAAGAAACTATAAACTTATAAATATGAGCAGAGAAAAATTAGATGACTTTTTAAGATTTTACGCAGGTCTAGTAGTGCAATTTAGTACTATTTTATTTTCTGCAGCATTTTGTCTAGTAGCAATTATGACTGTAGTAAAACTATTGTATAATGTTTTTAATACTCTATTTCTGTAGTAATGACTAACAAGGAGTGGTTTCATCATAACAAAATAAGAGTAATGAGACAGTATAGAAGTAATCAGGGTAGAAGCCCAAAAAGAGAAAAAACAACTTTCCGAGTTCTGAAACTTGCATTAATAAGTTTTGTTATATGTGTTTTGTATTTTATAATAGCAGGTTAAAGGTTCACTGTAAGTCCAATAATTTTGGTAAGTTAGCTAAGTTGTTTAAATTAGGGTAGTCGAAAGGCTGCCCTTTTTTTTATTAAAAAAATTAATTATTACGTTATATAACTATATGGAAATAAAAGTCAACGTACCTAACAGAATGCAGGATATTACTTTAGAACAATATCAAATGTTCCTGGAACAATGTACAGATGAAAAACTAACAGAAGAAACGATAGCAATAAAGATGCTAGAAATATTCTGCGGACTACCTAGAGATAATTCTTTAAAGCTAAGAATGAGTGATGTATTTAGTATCTGCGACCAGATCAATAAAATACTAGACGAAAAGCCTCAGCTTATAAGTAGATGGAAATTTGAGAACTTAGAGTTTGGTTTTATTCCACAGCTAGACGATATGACTTTTGGAGAGTATGTAGATGTAGACACTTATATAACAGACTGGAACGATATGCACAAAGCTATGGCTGTTTTATATAGACCTGTATTACAAAACTTTAAAGGTAGTTATGAAATAGAAGAGTATAAAGGGGACACGTATTGGGAAATAATGAAGCAGATGCCTCTTAATTTAGTAATGGGTTGTATGCTTTTTTTTTGGAATTTAGAAAGGGACTTAGTCAAAGTTATGAGGAGCTCTTTGAAGAATCAGGAGAACCTGACCTCTCAAGAGAAGCTAACTTCAATGCTAAATACGGTTGGTATCATTCCCTCTGGAGACTCGCAAACGAAGACGTAACAAAGTTAGACAAAGTTACTAAGGTTAATTTCCATAAATGCCTAAGTGCGTTAATGTATATAAAAGAAAAGAATACGATACAAGTATCTAAAATAAAAAAGAAATGAGTAATAAAAGAGGTATAAGAAGTTACTATTTAATAATGAATAAACTAGAGGAGCAATTACTACTTAGCCCTTTTGTTAAGACTGTCACGTTTGGAGACATAACTCAAGTAGATTTAAGAAAGCAAACTATATTTCCTTTGTCTCATATTATTATGAATAACGTAGTTCAGAGCGGACAAGTAATGACTTATAATATGACAATACTTCTGATGGATATTATAGACATAAACAAAGCTGTAGTAGTAGATCAGTATACTGGCAATACAGATGAAATGGACATTCTTAATACTCAGCTAGGAGTAGGCAATAGACTTGTAGAACAAATGAGATCAGGACAATTATTTAACGATATGTACCAAGTAAGCACTGATGTAACTTTTGAACCTTTTTATGATAGATTCGGAAATGAATTAGTAGGATGGGCTATGAATGTAAACATAACTGTAGAAAATGATATTTATATATGTTAGCAGAAGTAAATAAAATAATGGATGCGTTTGCTATAAATGTAATCTCTGCAGCAAAAAACAATTTAGCTAAGTCAGATAATTCAAACGGAGATTTATATAATAGTTTAGATTATAATATTTCTGACACAGACGATAGTATAGAAGTAGATTTTGTAGCAACTGATTACGCTAAGTTCTACGATCTAGGAGTCCAGGGAGCAGCACCATCAAAGATGCCTCCAAACTCTTTAAACAGATATAACAAAGCACCTATGAGCCCATATAAATTTGGTAGTGGTTCAGGAAAAAAAGGAGGACTAAGAGGAGCTATAGACAAATGGGTTATAACAAAAAACTTAGACAATATAAGAGACCCAGAGACAGGAAGATTTTTACCAAGAAAGAGTATTGTATTTCTAATTTCTAGAAGTATATATCTAACAGGAATAAGAGCGAGTAATTTCTTCACAGCTCCTTTTGAACAATACACACGAGACCTAGAAACAGACTTAGAAGATGCACTAGGAAGAGATATAAAATTAGCTTTTGAAAAAATAGAAAGCAGTAACGAATTAATAATAACAATAACATAATGGGTGAACAGGAGCGAACTCTGCAAAACTGGAATTAACAATAGATGGAAATCTAGAATATACTTTAGTAAAACAAACAACCGCAGGAGCTATAATGCTCTGGGAAATATCAGAATTATGTAGAGATTTTTTACAATTAAGTTATGACGGTATATCAGCTAATGAAACTATAACTATAATATCTACTTTAACTTCTCACGTTTCTACTAACGGAACTGGGACTGCGTTAACTACAGATACTGACACTGATATAGGTTATGATGCTTACGGAACTTTTATGCAAGGAGCAAATCCTTTTATTAGTCCTACAGGTTCTATACCTACTTGGTTAGTTTCTAAAGACCCAAACGGAACTTTTAATAATACTTTTTATACTTACGCACCAGTTGGAGCTACAGGAAGAGTACCTTATATTACTACTACTTATGCTCAAGGATATTCTTCTTATACTGCAAATCAAACTGAAATATCAGGAACTCCTGCAGGAACAAGAATGAATATAATAAGAGTAGACTGTACTAAATTTGGAGACGGACATAAAGTTGTTTTTGTAAATAAATACGGAGCAGTCCAAGAGTTTTGGTTTTTTCTAAAAGTAGTAAACACTATAAATAAAAAACAAGAAAAATATCAAAGAAATACTTTAAGAACTACAGGAAGTCTTGCAGGTACTTACAGTCAAACTAAACACACTAGACAAGATTATAATACTGTAGCTAATGAAAATATAACATTAAGTTCAGGTTTCTATCCTGAGTGGTGTAACCAATGGTTCGAAGAGCTTTTATTATCTGAGCAAGTATGGATACATCGTATTAAAGAATCAAATGTATCTCAAGAAGAAGTAGTTCCTGTAAACGTAACAAAAAGTAGTATGGTTAAAAAAACTGTATTAAATAATAAACTAATAGAATATACTTTTGAGTTTGCTATGTCAGCAGATTATATAAACAATATTAGATAATGCAAAAACTACAATTATACATAGGTGGACAAAGAGTTGATTTGTTTAAAGATGAAACTGTAACTTTAAATCAAACTATACAAAACATAAAAGACCCTGCAAAAATATTTGTAGAATTTACAAAAGACTTTACTATACCTGCGTCTAAAATAAACAATCAAATTTTCAGACATTTTAATAATTATGATATAACAACTAATTTTTATGATGCAAGGTTTAAAACTGCAGCAGAAATACAACTTAATTATATTCCTTATAAAAAAGGTTTCATAAAACTAGAAGGAGTAGATTTAAAATTAAATAATCCTTACGCTTATAGAATAGTTTTCTACGGACAAACTGTAAGTTTAAAAGATATTATAGGAGACGATAAGTTACAGTCTCTTACTCAATTAGATAATTATAATTTAACGTATAGTAGTGCCAATGTTGAAGCAAGATTAAAAGCTAATATTGGAAATATAATTGCACCTTTAATAACTTCTGGAGCAAGTAACGAAGACAACGACTTAAATCCTTCTAGGTTATATTACAATTCTCAAACTCATAATGTAATAGACGGTAATTTATTTTTTCATAATACAGGTTCTAAAAATGGTGTTTTATGGAGTGATTTAAAATATGCTATAAGATTAAATAACATAATATTAGCTATAGAAAATCAATATACAGATATAACTTTTAGTACTGACTTTTTTAATTCAACTAATAAACCTTACTATGATTTGTTTATGTGGCTACACAGAAAAAAAGGTAGCGTAGAACCTGCAGAACAGATACAAAGTTTTCCTACTTTAGTTACAGAGTTTGGAACAGCACAGCAATTTACAACTATGCTTTCAGGAACAACTTTAGAAGTTTACTCTTCTTGTAATCCTTACGCTAGTGCTCCTTGTCCTAATAATACCTCTTTACCTTCTATTACTCAGTCTTTAACATTAACTCCTAATACTAGTGATTTTTACGATGTAGTAATTTCTAGAGATACTGTTACTTGGTATACTAAAATTGGTTTAAGTGGAACACAAACTTTAAGTCCAAATACTGGTATGCCTATAATGGATGAAGCAGG